CAAAAGAATTAGAAGATAAGTATGGAGAAGGATCCATTTCTTTAGATTCTGGTGAGTTTTTACCCATAAAATAGATTTTTAAAAAATTTTGACATATTTATCATAAAAATAACACACAATGGCAGAAACATTAATTTCCCCAGGGGTATTAGCAAGAGAGCAAGATCAATCCCAAATCACTTCGCAACCAGTACAAGCGGGAGCAGCAATTATAGGTCCAACAGTACTAGGTCCAGTAGAAAGACCAACATTAGTTACAACTTATTCTGAGTATTTAGCTACTTTTGGAGGTTCTATACAAAGTGGTTCAGATGAATACTCATACTTTACAAGTATTTCAGCATTTAATTATTTCCAAGGAGGAGGTACTTCATTATTAGTAACTAGAGTAGTAACAGGATCATATTCAGCAGCTACTTCATCATTTATATCAGGTTCTAATGCCGCAGCAGTTACTGCAGGTACTTGTTTTACATTAGAAACAATAGGATCAGGAAAATTAATGAATAGTACTAGTACTGAAACAGCAAAAGGAGCTTTACCAAGCGGTAGCTCTGATAATGTTAGATGGGAAATAACAACACCAGATACTTCATCAGGTACTTTTACATTATTAGTTAGAAGAGGAGAAGATAATTCAAAATCAAAAAGAGTATTAGAATCATATACCAATTTGTCATTGGATCCAAAATCATCAGGATATATAGCTAGAATAATTGGTGATCAAACAACAACATTATTAGGTAGTGGAACAGCAGAACCTTATTTACAACAATCAGGTAACTTTCCTAATGCTTCAAGATATATTAGAGTAAAATCAGTAGATAAAAAGACACCAGATTATTTAGATAATGATGGAAACGCAAAAGCTCAATATACAGCTTCAATTCCAATTGCTTCTCAAGGAACGTTTGGAGATGCTGAAGGTGGTCTTAAAGGTGGTGCTAACTATTATGATAACATTAATGCCACAAATACACAAGGATTAGTAGCAGATAATTATACAGACGCAATTAATTTATTAGCTAATAAAGATGATTTTAGATATAATATTATAACAGTACCAGGTTTAGTTTATGCTGATTATTCAACACCATTAAATTCACTAATTGATAATACAGCAACTAGAGGAGACGCTATAGTAATAGCAGATACTGTAAATTATGGATCATCTATTACAAATGTAATTGGAACTGCTGCAAGTATTGATTCTTCATACACAGCAACATATTGGCCATGGTGTCAAATTACAGACCCAAGTACAGGACAATTAGCATGGGTTCCAGCTTCAACATTAATACCAGGAGTATACGCAGCTAATGATGCTTCATCAGAAGCTTGGTTTGCACCAGCAGGTATTAATAGAGGTGGATTAGGAACAGTAAGACAAGCTGAAAGAAAATTAACTCAAACTAATAGAGATAATCTATATGTAGGCAAAGTCAATCCAATAGCTACATTCCCAGGAAGAGGAGTAGTAGTATTTGGTCAGAAAACACTACAAACTAGAGCAAGTGCTTTAGATAGAGTAAATGTTAGAAGATTATTAATAGCATTAAAATCCTATATAGTACAAGTATCAGATAACTTAGTATTTGAACAAAATTCAATAAGCACAAGAAATAATTTCTTAGCACAAGTTAACCCATACTTAGAATCAGTACAACAAAGACAAGGATTATACGCGTTTAAAGTTGTAATGGATGCTACAAATAACACAGCAGATGTAATCGATAGAAATGAGCTAGTAGGCCAAATTTACCTACAACCAACTAAAACAGCAGAATTTATATTACTAGATTTCAATGTTTTACCAACTGGAGCAACATTTCCAGCATAAAAATTAAAAAATTAGATATTTATAATAAAATAAAATAAAATAATAAAATGGCAGTATTACAATCATCGGAAATATTTTTTACAGCATTTGAACCAAAACAAAAGAATAGGTTTTTTATGAGTGTTGAAGGTATGCAATCCTACCAAATAAAAGCAGTAGGAGCTGTTAACTTAGCACAAGAAGCAATTCCATTAAATCATATAAATGTTCAAAGATTTGTAAAAG